GATATTAAAGAAATAATAGCATCTTTCGGTATGAACATATTAGTTGCTACCGGATTTTATTTAGATTGGAAAAAACATAAAAAAGAAAACAATGAATAATAAACCACAAATGAATGTCAATATTGACATCAAAAACACTAAAGCAATTACATCACCTGAAGGCAACCAAGTGTTTGCTGAAGGAGTTATTTTACGTAAAGTATCTCGTTTCGTAACAGGTACATCAGAAGACGGAGTTATTCCAGTACCTGTATTTTATGATGTAAAAACAGGAAATGTATTAGTAGAATTACTTCCTAAAGAATTAAGAGCCGAATTTGGAGATGAGTCAACAGACCAGTCAATGGACTAACAGATGACAATATTTGATTGGCTTAAAGAGATAACAACAACGAAATTAGCTTGGTCTTCTTTTACCGAAGACCAGCAAAACTCGTTTAATTCTTACATGGTTCATCGATTTATTAGTATGTATGAGGAGTATACTGAGGTTGCTAATTATGGCCAAAGGATACCATATCCCGAAAAAGCAAAAACCTATCAATATTACTGCCATATGTTACCTAAGAAAAATGTCTTCCTCAAATACGTGAAAGGATCACGTAAGAAAACCAACGAACAGTTATTACATCACATTGCTAATCATTTCACTGTATCATTAGGTGAGGCTGAAGAGTACATTGAGTTACTAAAAAAAGCCGGAGTAGAACAAATCCTTGAAAAATCAGGGATTGACGAAAAGGAAATAAAGAAGTTATTAAAAGAAGTCAAATGACAAAAAACAGCGATTTAGGATTTAAAGGGGAACACCCTGAAGTTAGAACAGTTTTAAAAACAGATTCAGTAGTAGATTCTATTGTTGATAGTTTTATCTCTAGAGCAACTCAAGGTAAAGAAAAGTATGGATATACTCTTGATAGACAGGATTTATCAGTATTAGACTGGATTGAACATGCTCAACAAGAATTACAAGATGGTATTTTATATCTTGAAAAACTAAAACAAACATTAAAAGGAAGATAATGAAAAAATCAATATCAATTTTAGTACCTACTAGAAATAGACCACAAAACGTAAAAGAACTTTGTGAATCAATTTTTGCAACGGCTGAAGAACCTAATTTAGTAGAAGTATTATTTTATTTTGATGTTGACGATTCCCATATCCCTGAATGTTTAGAGTATTTTAAAGAATTATCTACTAGGTATACTGATCCTATTAAAACAATAATAGGACCTAGATTGACATTAAGTGATTATCCTAATAAATTAATCCAAATATCCTCAGCCGATATTTTTTTAAATTCGGGTGATGATATTAGGTATAAAACCCAAGGTTGGGATTTATCTATTATAAAAGCATTTGATAATTATCCAGACAAATTAGTATTAGTCTATCCTGATGATGGGTTTTTTGGTCCTCAATTTGCTTCTCATACTGCTTTACATAGAAATTGGGTTGAATGTTTAGGGTATTTCCTCCCTCCAATTTTTGATTTTGGATTCGCAGACACATGGATGTTTCATGTATCAATAATAATTGATAGAAAAGTATTTCTACCCGTATTATTAGAGCATATGCATTATAGTAGAGGAAAAAGTGAATTAGATAACACATACCAAGAAAAATTAAATAAACAAAATTTCTGTAACGAACTATACTCAGTTACAGAATATTTAAGAGATCAAGATATAAAAAAGTTACAACAAGCAATAAAAAGTTTTGAGCAAAAAGAAAAAAATACCCTTAATAGTTAAACAGATACAAAAACAACCTGTTAATGAGGTTAACTATGCGACTCAAAAATCGATCTCGTATAGTCAACTTTCAATGTACACTAACTGTCCACACAAATGGTCTTTACAGTATAAAGACGGTCACTACACGTCTGAGGCATCGATTCATATGACATTCGGGACGGCATTACACGAAACATTACAACACTATATAACAACTATATACGAGATAAGTGGTGCTGAGGCTGACCGAATTGATTTAGAGGCTTATTTTGAGGAACGTTTTAGAGAAACATACTTAAAAGATTACAAGTCAAATAAAAAAGTTCATTTTAGTGATCCTGTCCAAATGAAGGAATTTTTTGAAGATGGAATTGAAATTATTAAAGTTGTAAAGAAAAATAAAGGTAGCCATTTTGGTAAACGAGGTTGGTATTTAGTTGGATGTGAAGTACCTATTATTTTAACTCCACTACCCCAATTTAATAATGTTTTATACAAAGGTTACTTGGATGTTGTTTTATATCATGAACCAACTAATAGCTTTAAAATCCTAGATATTAAAACATCTACTAAGGGTTGGAGTGATTATGAGAAAAAAGATGAAACAAAACAATTCCAATTAATCCTTTATAAATACTTCTTTGCTAAACAATTTGGAGTTGAAATTGATAAAATTGATATTGAATTCTTTATTGTTAAACGTAAATTATGGGAAAATTCCCCATACCCATTATCTAGAATACAAGAATTTACCCCAGCATCTGGTAAAGTAAAAGTAAATAAAGCAGTAAACGCTGTAACAAGTTTTATAGAAGGTGTATTTAACACAAACGGTTCTTATAAAGATATAACTCACGAACCAAATCCTTCACTTAATAGTTGTAAATATTGTCCGTTTAAAGAAAATAAAGAACTATGCAGTAAGGGGTTAATTTGAAAGAATCCCAATATATGTATATATAACAAAATAATAAAAGCTATGACAAATAAAAAGGATATGACATTAACCTCTGTAAAAGTACAGAGCGAGTTATTCGATGATTTTAAGATTGCCTGTGTTAAGTACAAATTTTCTTTACAAAAACTTGCCGACCGCACTATTCATTTGTATCTTACAGATGATGATTTTCGTAAAAAAGTTCATTCACACAACAACCTAGAAACAAAAAACTAAAAAACACACATGAATTCAAGTTTTGCTTACATTCCTCCACAGGATAGGAAAAAGATTATGCTTATTTGTGACGACATTAGAGTTCACTCTGGTATTGCTACAGTAGCAAAAGAAATTGTAATCCACACTGCTCAACATTTTAATTGGGTTAACTTAGGAGGAGCTATTACTCATCCGGATAAAGGTCAAAGATTAGACCTATCTCCCGAAACTAATACATTAAATGGAATTACGGATTCTTCTGTAATTTTATATCCAGTTGATGGATATGGTAACCCAGAACTTCTCCATCAATTAATCCAAATTGAAAAACCAGATGCTATTATGTTAGTTACTGATCCACGTTATTTTATTTGGTTATTTGCTATGGAAAATGAAATTAGAAAACATATTCCTATTGCCTACTTAAATATTTGGGATGAATACCCAGCACCACTTTATAATAAAGCATTTTATGAAGCATGTGATTTATTAATGGGGATTTCTAAACAAACAGTAAATATTAATAGATTAGTATTAGGTGATAAAGCTGATAGTAGAATTCTTAAATATATTCCTCATGGATTAAATGATGAAATATTTAAACCTTTAGATAAAAGTGATTCTGAATTAAAGGAATTTAAAAAGAACTTATTTAAAGGTAAAGAATATGATTTTGCTTTATTATTCAACTCTAGAAACATTAGACGAAAACAAATCCCAGATACTATTTTAGCATATAGATATTTTATTGATCAATTACCTGTTGAAAAAGCTAAAAAATGTGCTTTAGTATTACATACTGAGCGTGTAAATGACCACGGTACTGATTTAAACGCTGTTATTGAGTTATTAGCAAATGATGAAAAATATAACATTATATTTACAGATTCTATCTTTAACCCACAACAAATGAATTGGCTTTATAATAGTACAGATTGTCAAATTTTATTAACATCTAATGAAGGTTGGGGATTGAGTTTAACTGAAGCTATCTTAGTAGGTAATCCTATTATTGCTAACGTAACTGGAGGTATGCAAGATCAAATGCGTTTTGAAGATGAAAATAGTGAATGGTTTATTCCTAGTGCTGATGTACCATCAAACCACACAGGTAAACATAAAAAACATGGTGAATGGGCATTTCCAGTTTACCCATCTGTTAGAACAATGGTAGGTTCTCCTCCAACTCCATATATTTGGGATGACTTATGTAGTGCTGAAGATGCGGCTAAACAAATTATGGCTGTTTATAATTTACCTTCTGATGAACGTAAATCTAGAGGATTAAAAGGTAGAGAATGGGCTAGAAGTGATGAAGCAGGCTTTACTAGTAAACAACAAGGTAAAAAAGTTATTGAAGCGTTTAATGAATTATTTTCAACTTGGAAACCAAGAGAAAAATATGAATTAATTAATGTTAATGAAGTTAAAGATAGAGTTATAAACCATAAATTATTATATTAATGAAACCGTTATTTATTATAAGTTCCCCTTTTGACACCTACAGTGGCTATGGTGCTCGTTCAAGAGATTTAATTAAAGCCATTATTGAAACTAATAAATACAACGTTAGGTTATTATCACAACGATGGGGTGCTACACCTTTAGGATTTTGTAATGATAATCCTGAATGGAAGTATTTACATGATCTAGTTTTACCTAACAACCAAATTCCAAAACAACCAGAAATTTGGGCTCAAGTTACTATCCCAAATGAATTCCAACCAATAGGAAAATACAATATTGGATTTACAGCAGGAATTGAAACTACATTATGTGCTGGGGATTGGATTGAAGGAATGAATAGAATGAATTTAAACATTGTATCATCAGAACATTCTAAAAAAGTATTTCAAGAATCTAAATTTGAAAGACGTAATAAAGAAACTAATGCTATAGAGGGAGTTGTTGAACTTAATAAACCTGTTGAAGTATTATTTGAGGGAGCTAATTTAGATATCTATAAAGTAATTAATACTCCTTGTTCATTAAACATTCAAATTAAAGAAAAATTTGCTTATCTATTTGTTGGACATTGGATGCAAGGTGATTTAGGTGAAGATAGAAAAAACGTAGGTTTATTAATTAAAGCGTTTTATGAAACATTTAAAAATAAAATAAATGCTCCTGCTTTAATTTTAAAAACTTCTCAAACAACTTCTTCTTATGTTGATAGGGAAGAAATTTTAAAGAAAATTAAACAAATTAAAAAAACAGTAAATTCTAAAAATTTACCAAATGTTTATCTTCTTCATGGTGAATTTACAGATGAAGAAATGAATGAACTTTATAATCATTCAAAAGTAAAAGCGATGATTAATTTAACTAAGGGTGAAGGATTTGGAAGACCATTACTTGAATTTAGTTTAATTAAAAAACCACTTATTACTACAGGATGGTCAGGACAACTTGATTTTTTAAATCCTGAATTTACCAATTTAATTGGTGGAACATTAACTAATGTACATGCAAGTGCTGCTAATCAATGGTTACTTCCAGAATCTCAATGGATGTCTCCAGATCATATGCATATAGGTCATTATTTAAAGGATGTATTTGAAAATTATAAAAATTATACTGAAAAAGCTAAACGTCAAGCATTTAAAAGTAAAAATGAATTTAGTTGGGATAAAATGAAAGAAAAAATAGATGTAATCCTTACCCAATACACCCCAGAATTTCCCGAAGAAATAAAAATTAAACTTCCTACAATGAAAAAAATAGGATTACCTAAAAAACCTGAACTAAAAAACAATGGATAATTTAATAACTTGTGCTCGATGTGGTTCTGATGCTTGCTATGAAGAAGTAGTAAATCAGGACATTAACACTTATTTTTGTTATGGATGTGGTTTTATGACTAATTCATTAATGAAAGAAAATGAATCTTTTTATGAAAGACAACTTGAAGTATTACCTGAATTATATAAAGCTTTACTTTATAAGGATGATAATAATTTATTTTGGATGCCTTCGACAACAAATGTTCCCGAAAAAGGAATGATATTTGCTAATGGTCCTTCATCAACAGATTGGGGTTGGGCGGCTGTAAAAGCTGTTCCTGTAACCGAAGAAGAAAAAACTAAATATCCTATCCCGGGTAAAAAGGATAAATATTATGAGTGGAGAATGGATATGACTACACTTCAAATGTTTCCTGAACGTGATTTTATTGAAGCTTTAGTTTATATTGACGTTTTACCTGAAGACGAAAATGATCAGCATAGCGATAACAGTTTGTAATGAACATAAGGAGTTAGAGACTTTATTGGATTATTTATCCGAACGAGCTCTATCTCCGGATTATGAAATTGTTATTCAAATTGATGAACAAAATCATACACCTGAGGTAATTCATGTTATTTTAGATAAAGGTATTAAACATCATTTTTATCCACTAAATAAAGATTTTGCGGCTTATAAAAATGAATTAATTAAACACTGTTCTGGAGAATATATCTTTCAAATCGATGCTGATGAATTACCTAATGTTGATTTACTTGACATGTTACCTGGGATTCTAGAATCTAATCCTAATGTGGATGTATACTTAGTTCCTCGAATTAATACCGTAAGTGGTATCACCGAGGAACACATCCATAAATGGAAATGGAATGTAGAAGGTGATAGAATTAATTTCCCTGATTATCAGTGGAGAATTTATAAAAATATTCCTTCAATAAAATGGATAAATAAAGTACACGAAAGGTTGGATGGGTTTAAAACTTATAGTACATTACCACCACAAGATGAGTTTTGTTTACTACATCCAAAAACAATTGAACGCCAAGAAAAACAAAACGAATTTTATAATACATTATGAAAGAAACAGTATTAATAACAGGAGTAGCAGGACTATTAGGTAGTCGTTTAGCAGATTGGATTGTTGAACACCAACCAGATTATCAAGTAATTGGAATTGATGATTTATCTGGAGGTTATCAAGAAAATGTTAATCCTAAAGTAGAATTTTTTAATACTAATATTATAGGAGATAATATTTCTTTAATATTTGAAAAATATAAACCAACTTATGTATTTCATTTTGCTGCTTATGCTGCTGAAGGATTATCGCCTTTTATTAGGACATACAATTACGATAATAATTTAAAAGCAACAGCTGCTGTTGTAAATGAATGTATTAAACACGATATAAAACGTTTAGTATTTACTTCAACATTAGCTATATATGGACATGGATATGGTGGAATTTTTGATGAAAATCAAATCCCAAAACCTATTGATCCTTACGGTGTGGCAAAATATGCTTGTGAAATGGATATTCAAATTGCTGGTGAACAACATGGGTTAGATTGGTGTATTATACGTCCACATAACGTCTATGGTGTAAAACAAAATATTTGGGACAAATATCGTAACGTGTTAGGGATTTGGATGTATCAACATTTAAATAATGAACCAATGACTATTTTTGGAGATGGTGAACAAACTAGAGCCTTTAGTTATATAGACGATAATTTAGAACCACTTTGGAAATCAGCTGTTTTACCTGAAGCCTCTAAACAAATTATTAATTTAGGAGGTATTGAAGAAATTTCAATTCATGATGCTTGTAAAACATTACAAGAAGTAATTGGTAGTGGAAAAATTATTTATAAAGAAGCAAGACATGAAGTTAAACATTCCATTCCAACTTGGCAAAAATCAATTGATATTTTAGGTTATGAATATAAAACCGATTTAAAGAAAGGTTTAGCGGAAATGTGGAAATGGGCTCAATCTCAACCAAAACGTAAACAATTTATTTGGGATTCTTACGAATTAGATAAAGGAATATATAGCTTTTGGAAAAAATAAAATATGGTTATAAAAATTTCATATCATATAATGCCTTGGGAAATAGATTATGCATTTATGTCTTTTACCCAACTTAAAAAAACCTATTTTCATATCCCAGATGATGTTGAAATTAGAATAGATGCTGCTTTAAATTGTTCTAATCATTTAATTGATTGGGATAATACAAAATTACCAAAACAATTTTTTATAGATAAATTTAATAGTTTATTAGTTTTACTTAAAGACTATACTGTTAATCCTATAATTTATGAGGGTGATGATAACTATGGATTTTTTGATGTGCAGAAATTAGCATATGAAAAAGATGTAGACTATTACATGGGGTTATGTCCTGATGTATATTTTAGTGAGCATGTTATTCCTTTATTCCTTGAATCTGTTAAGCAAATTCCAAATAAATATTTCGTAATTACTACTGAAATTTATAAAATGTGGGATAATACCTGGGATGAAATTACTAATGAAAAATATTTAAATATTCCTTATGAAAAATGGAATGAAGGAGATATTTTTAAAATTAGATATGACTTAAAAAATGATACCGAAGATGTTTATTTAAGTAAAACTAATAAAAGTAAATGGGCTTGGTGGTGTGATTTTTATAGTAAAGAATTTTATGAAACTATTGCTCCTATTCCTGATGAATGGATAGGATATGGAGGATGGGATTATTATTCTATGCTTATTAGTGAGGCGATTAAATCTAAAGGAGCAGATTTCCAACAATATATTTTAAAAGGTCAAACAGCATTTGAATATACTATAGGGGATTTTAAAAACGGAGGTTTTACAAAATATCATAAAGATTATTTTAGTATAAAAACAAACGCTATAGAACAAAGAAAAATATTTGAAGAAAATCTACCATATTATTTAAATAGACAAGTTAACAAATTAATTAATGAAAATATTATCTAATTTTAGAAATTCAGAATCAGATCCCTATTTATTATTTATTAAAGAAAAATATGGTAATAAACCTTTTACTTTTTGGTATGATAAATTACCTGAAAATATTAAGCAACTAAAATCAAATCCATATAATTTTTTATTTTTACATGAACCTAATGAATTTTTTGGTTTACATACTAATGCTTTAAAAATAGGTTCTAATTTTACAGCTGTATTAACATGGAATGATTTATTATTAAATCAACTAGATAATGCTGTTAATTTTACTTATAGTGGACAAACACTAGATAATGACTATATAGATAATACTCAACATAAAGAATTTAATGTTTCTTTTTTATGTGGAACTAAAACATTAGTAGAGGGTCACACCCTAAGACATAACGTTTATGAATTAAAAGATAAAATTACAATACCTAAAAAATGGTATTATGTTTTAGAAGATTATGATTCAGAAACAAATACTCGACCAGGTTATACTGAATATTCTAAGGATTTATCACATATTCCAATAGGCGTTGATCCTATCAGTTATGGTAGAAGAGTGTTATTTGATAATTCTATGTTTAATGTTGTTATTGAGAATGTTAAATATAATAACTGGTATAATAAAATAGGAGATAATTTTGCAACTAAAACTATTCCTATTTACTGGGGTTGTCCTAATATAAGTGAGTTTGGTTATGATGAACGGGGAATTATTAGGTTTCAAACTACAGATGAATTATTAGACATAATAAACAACTTAACACCCGAAACATATCAACAAATGTTACCTTATGTAGAATATAATTATGAGTTAGTAAAACAAGATACATTTGAGAATAATATAAGTCAATTTTTTGATAGTTTTATAGAATTAAACAGTTTATGAAAATACACATACACCCAGATGTAAGAATACACCAACACAATGTCCATTATGATTTCAGAGGTGAATTATGGACTCTTTGGAAACAAGATGAATTTTATCCTCAATTAGATTTTAATCACGATAAAGTATCTACTTCTCGGAAACATGTTTTAAGAGGTATTCATGGTGATAATAAATCATGGAAACTAATAGAATGTTTGTATGGTGAATTATATTTTGTAATAGTTGATAACAGACCTGAGTCTAAAAATTATAAAAATTGGACTAGTATGATGTTATCAGATAAAACAAGACAATCAGTTTTATTACCTCCTGGATTTGGTAATGGATTTTGTGTAATGAGTGAACACTCAATATTCCATTATAAATGGGCATATCCAGGTAAATATCCCGATGTTGAAGATCAATTTACATTAAAATGGAACGATCCTGAATTAGGTATTGAATGGCCTATTGATAATCCTATTTTACAAGGACGTGACAAATAACTTGGAAACATAAATTATTTTAATTATATTAACAACAATATGAATATTCCTAAACATTATCAAAAGGTAAGAGATGTAAAGGTTACTCCTGAAGATTTGATTGCATTTGAAGACAAAGTAAAGTATGCTTATGAAAATGCTCAAATTAAAGGTCCTGTACATTTATC